CTGCAGTTATTGATTCTCCTGAAATATATTTAAACCATAAAGATGGGTTTCTAAATATTTTGTCTACGTCAAAAAGATTTAAATTAAAAAACTTCGTTCCAATAATGGATTTAAATGCTGTACCATTATCATTTCGTGTTGAATACATAAGTTCAATCATATATCCATCACTATTAGAACATCCATATAACTTTGCATTGATTCCATTATCGTAAATGACGTATGAAGTGCATTTCATCGGATCACCATCCCAATGAACCCAACCGCCAAACCGAGTATCAAAAACAAATCCCGTATCATTTTCAACATTAGCTCCTCGTGTATAGGCAAAACCAAACATATCGTTATAATAAAATGTAGCAATGTTTGATAGATAACTTCTATTTACATTAGTCAAGCTAGGTTGAATAAAAATTGTGACATTATTAGTCCGTATATCATCTCCGCCATAATTTTCCTGTGTTCCGACTGTCCATACACCAATCTGATTTTCCATTTGACCGACAAACATGATATTGTTTCCAACTGATTGTGAACCTTCAGATGAAGTTCCACCTTGCGCCCGTGTAATCTCTTTTAATGCCGGATACCCGGTTGATGTAAAATAAAAGTAGAATAATCCATTTGTCTTAAATACTAAAATACCACTTTGATATGATCGTATGTCTACTATTTCCCCACCATCATTGTTATAGATTTCAACCCAACCACCACCATATTCTGCAGCATTAAAACTATCTATGTAATTGACCGTTCCGGAATAATAGAGGCGTGTTGGATAATAAGTTGTTCCTTCTGTTACTCCTATGACAAACTGCCGTGAAAGAGCATAAATTGCCTTTTTTCCTTTAATACCTTCTGTTGTATTTACTTCATTGACTAACTTACTGGTAACAGGAATATCAACACCTGTATCGTTATAGGTATTGGTATATACAGTTACAAGATAGACTTCCTGTGTTCCGGTTGCTGTTCTTCCATATATGTTATATCCAGTTGCACTTGCTACAGCAGTCCAATCCAGTTTGTTGTAGTTTGTACTAGAAAGTGTCTTTGGTCCGGTTGTTGTACTTACCCTATCACATGCAATAGATTCTCCGGTTGTATTAAATGCTGATACACGATATGAATAGGATTCTGTTCCTGCAGCAGTCACAAGAATAGTCCCTGTTGCCGGTGTTGATGGTGTTCCTGAAACGGAATAGGTAAAAATTGTGGGTGAAGTGACCGTTATGGTTGTTGTTTTATTGTATTCTGATTCAGCTGCACCTGAAATAGTTACTGTATCTCCCGTTATTCTTCCATGAGCAGTTGTTGTCGTACATGTTGCAGTATCAGAAGTCCGAGTAATACTTGTTACAGCATACATTTCCTTGAATGTTGGAGTTATTGTAAGATTCGTTGGTGTTGTTAAAGTAGTATATGTTGTAATGCTCGAACCATCATAATAGGATAAATTATCTGTTCCATTATGGATAAACATCTTATTGGATACCTGAATAAAAGAAGTCCGTGCATTGGTATAGGTTGTTGATCCTACTTGGGTCCATGAGGAACCGTTGAGATATTGAAGCTTTGCATCTGCTATACGGATGAACTTTCGTGTTCCGTCAGATTTCTTATAAAATGCTCCTGCAGACCATACTTTTGAAGCACCTGCTTCATCATACCGTTTTATTGTTCCATACCTACGGGTTATACCATCAACAACCGTCATTATATTATCAGCAACTGTTAGGTTTTTATCATCAACGGTAGACTTGTCTTGAATAGTATTTAGAGCTTTTGGAAAGCCTAAATAATATTTATGTTGTTCTTCCTCGTCAGAAATATTACTTGTATAAGGCATATCATATAGCTAAAAAACGTTTACGGGTATTTTCTTTTTGTAAATCAAGTAACCGAAGCTCAAACTCACTAAATGCATCAGCAGCTTTCCCTCGTTTATGTGCATAGCTCCAAAATCGAGCTTCCCCATAGGCAACGATTAAATCAAGATATTCATCCGGAACAACAATACTATCCGTATCTGCTGTTGGTAATGTTGGATATTTCCAGTACCACATTTCTATATTCCGTTCATAAATGGATAATGGTCCGGCTTCAGGAGAAGTTGCTCCGGAAGCAATAGCGTATGTAAATGTTGTTGTTGATGGAACACTTAAAATCGTTGCATCTGTCAGATTGTACTTACTATCGGAAGCTCCGGTTACTTTTATATGCTGTCCAACAGCCCATCCATGCGCTGCAGTTGTGGTTACAGTTGCTGTTGTACCGGAAGCAGTTGCCGTTCCTGTAAATGCTGTGGGTGTATCGGAAAGAGGAATAATATACATAGCATTATCCCACACATAGAATGACCTATCTAAATCAATCGTTTCCAATTTTACCGGAGAAAGAGGTAATTCATACCGGTCATATACATCTTCCTGTTCAATCTGTTCATATTTATAATTGCTTATTTTTACTTGATTAAATACTCTCCATGAAGTAGGAAGAGAATAACTAGGGGCATCGGTAACTGTTATGTCCGTTGCATATTCCTGCAAAAACCACATTAACTGATCGCCACCGGCAGCTTTTGAGATTGCATTACGAAACCATGAGCGTCTACGGGCTAATTCCGTTGTTGAAGTTGGTGCTGCAGATTCACCAAGCCTATAAGCAAGTTCTGTTTGTGCATCTGATATGAGATATGCCATACTGCCTCCATAACTTATTGAGGCAGATATTGTTTCAATGCCTCAACAAATTTAACTTTCAAATCTTCTTTATATGTTTCTTTTTCGTGATTGAGTTTAACTTCCCGTTCCGCAAGTTCTTTGTCTTTATTCGTTTGTCGAGTTTGAATTGTATACAATTTATTCTCCCAAGTAATAAGTTCAGCTTTTTTCGCACTTGCAACATTGATTCGTTTATCAGCTTCTGACATTTTTCTTTCATATTGCTCCTTAATTTCATGGGCTTTCTCTACTCCACCCAATTCTTTAATTTTTGTATCTAATTCCTGTTTTTTTTCATCAAATTCTTTTTGATCGGCTATAAGCTGTTTTTCTTTCCTTATCAGTTCTGCTTCACGAATATCAAGACCAGCTTTCCGTGTTTCTATCTCATCAATTGCTGTTTGGAATGATTGTTTCAAATCCATAATTATTTTGTTTTCTTGCCTTTTTTCTTCGGTTCTTCAACAGAAACAGAAGTTTCAGGTTCAGAAACAACCTCCTCTTTCACTTCTTCATGTAATACTGGCTCCGGATCAGGAACAAAATCTATAAATCCTTTTCCTTGTGCGCCTTGTGTCTGTCCATCTGGAATATAATCAATAAATGGTGCCATAATCCTCCTTTGGATAACTATTTTTATAATAACACAAGCATTATTGGATTATAACTTCAAATCCAAAAAGACCTCTTCAATTCGTTTTGCATAGGTATGTTTTATAAGGAACTCTTTATGTCCTGCTGCTGCTATTGTCTCCCGTTCATCAAGATGGTCAATATAGTATTTTGCTTTTTTAATCATCTCATCAAGCGTTTTATATGTCACCAAATGTTTCCCATCTTTAAATAATTTTCCAAGACTAGGAACCCAATTCGTTAATAGTAATGAACCTGTTGAAAGTGCTTCAAATACTCTCATATTGATATCATCTTTTATGGATATATTGAATACAATTTTAGACTGACAAAACTTCATGGCTGCATCTTCAAATATATTGATTTCGGGAAATGCCGGATTTCGTGTTCCATAATAAAACTCTGGAAACTTCTTAAATAGTTTATCCAATGCATCAATACGGGAAAACCCATTATAATTTTTTTCATCCTGTAAATGACCGATAAAACAAACATCATATTTTTTCAGTATTTCTGACTTCTTATAGCATGTTTCATCCGCAGCGTGTGGTAACCATTTAACAACGTCATTATGCTTCTCATTGACTTTATATAGTTTAATATATTCCTCATATGCTTCCTTTTGATTGAAGTATGCATAATTAAATTGACTGGCTTTTTCAAACCGATATTTCCTTCCCAAATGAGCATCAGAGCAGACGTAAACAGTCTTTCCACAGTTCTTTGGTATTTTCCAATCATGATCTACTGGCAATCCATCTTCTCCATAGTCAATCCAGAATGTTGCATCAAAATCACCATATTCAGAAATATCGCCTTGCGGAACAAGGTGCACCAATTCAACATCCTCTCTTTTTTTCAGATTATGCATCCAAAACAACGGTGGTCCATCGTTTCGACCAAAACAAACATGGTATAAAATAAGAATCCGTTTCTTTTTCATATTTCCTCCTTTTTAAATAAATGCTTTTTACATTCTGGACACTTCTTAGCGTGTCTACTTTCTGAAATACAAATTTCTCTTCTACAATTTATACATCGTACCCATATTTTGTTTTCAGAATATGATTTCATATTATTGAATCTCCTTGCCATATAATGTATTCATTTGTGGCTTCACTATTGTCACTCCTTGCATTTCATCTTCAAAAAATAAGACATGTGAGGCTTTTTGAATAGTATTGTAACGTTCTATTGTCCACGTTATTTCTACTGGATGCCATAGTGTCCACCAGATATGCGGGAATGACTTATAAAATATCGCTCCAGTGATAATAAGTTCTAAACTCATTCCAATTAAGATCCCCCAGATAAATCCAGTTGGTTTTAATTCTTTTATTGATTCTACCTTCATATATTTGTTGCTTTTAATATAAATGATATACCATTCTTTCCATCAAAAACTTCTATATTTTCAAATCCTAATAGTTTTATGATATTTGTTAATGTTTTAGGAGTAAATGCATGGACATGTTCAATATTTACCGGAATCGTATTCCGTAATTGATGATTTGGTACTGCAATAATAAGCATTCCACCAACACGAAGTTGTTTTTTCCAGTTTAAAACCGTACTTATTGTATCAATACAATGTTCAAGAACATGTCTAGCTATAATACAATCAGCCAATTTAATTCGTTCAGGAAATGGTTTTGTTACATCAAGACATTCATCAGCAACAGATATTGTGCCAGAAATGCTATCAATATGATGTCCTTTTGGTACAATATCAAAACCAATAGACTCGGGGATTGTTTTTTGACCTCCACATCCAAATTCAAAAATAGTTCCTCCTTTAATTAAACTTCTAATAATATCTCCTTCTGTATCAGTTCTTATTTCATCTCCACTCATCTTTGCTTTTGTATGTGTCACATCAGTAATACATTCATACCATCGTCTAAATCCATGCTTTTTAATAAGTCCAAAATTAGTTCGTTCTGTTGAAAGATAATTATTCCATCCGCCCTTTTTACTTGCATCTCCATGTAATCGGTTTCCAGTTGAAAATCCATAATGATAGACAAATACATTTCTATCTACTAAAAGCAGATATCCCTTATCATCAAGTCGGATAGAATAATCAAGATCATCTCCTCCCGGAAGGCTATCATCAATACCTCCAGCTTCAATCAATGCAGACTTTCTTATCATTACACAAAATCCTATAAGATAAGAAGTCCTATAAATCATTTTTGGTCCCATAGATCCCATATGTTGAGTACCCATTACCACATTTGATATTGGACCAACAGCTCCAACTTCTTTATAAACAAAATGTTGAAGCATTTTTTGAATCCATCCGCTTGAACTATCAGGAATAAGCGTATCATCATTTAAAAACATAACAAATTCCGAATTACACATCGGAAAAGCAAGTTTTAATGCACCTTCCCATCCAAGATTTTTTCCGGGTTCAAGAATAGTAAGCCAATTTCTATTTTTTAAATCATCAAGACTGTGTTTTTCTCCATTATTGATAACAATAATATGAACAAGTCCATCTCCTAATGCAGTACGTTGTATAGAATTGAGACATGGTATCAATTGACTTCTATTATTCCAAGTAGGTATTAAAATTGTAACAATTGCCTTTCCCATACTCCTCCTATCTGTCTAATGCTAATAATGGATTTGATACATCAAATTCATCAATAGCATATTTTGGTAACGGGGTCTTTAATTTAATTTTGTATTTTTTATTAAAAATATCAACATAATTCTCATCAACAATATCAGGACTTTTTAAATGACCGAGTTTAATCCGTGTATCCATAAAAACTCGTGCATTTGCCTGTTGTTTTGCATTGACACAAAAGAAAATATCTTCGCCTGTTCCTGTCGTACTAAAAAAATATGGAGAAGTCATTTTTTGTACCATAGACAAACGGATACAAACTGCACCAAATCCAACCGCATCACACTCAACAAGCGTATTTCTTGGATATTTCTTTACATATTGATTGATATAATAACTTTGATGTCGCACATTATCATATCCTTCTTTTGCTGTATACATAACTGCATAATGGGGCGGACTACGCATAAAAGCAAGAGGGGCAAGAATATCAATTTCCGGATGTTGTTCCATATCTTCTAACAATCGAAGTACCATATCGGGAGGAAGTACCATATCATCATCATACATAATAAGAAAATCACATTTAGAGGATAAGGCTACCGTTATTAGTTTTTCTCGTGCCATCTGTGTCAATAAGCGACCAACAGTAAACCAATAGAACTCATATCGTGGATTACGTTTCTCATATCTCCATCTTTCTTGTAATGCTCCAAGGCGAAACGATTGAATAAGATGATTATCATATGCTTCAGGAAGTGTATGACCTTCAGTTGGAATACCAATAGCAATTTTCAAAATAACTTCTTCCTCTGTTATATGGTCAATAAGATGATGACCAGCACACGTTCCCTGTTTTAAGGCTTTTAGTGTCAAAATCTTATCGCACTCAAGACATTTATAAAGTTTCATACATTAAAAATACCCGCTCAACCTGTTCGGAAAGCGGGTATTTTTGAACAGGTTGATTTTACCATATCACATTATAACATCTTTATCAAACCACTCACATATGCTGCTGCTGAAATTGCTGTTGGAACATTCGATGCTGCAATTACATAATGGAATCCTCCATTTGCATATGTTGGTGCTGCAGATGCCATACCTGCTGCTGCTGGAACTAATGGATCGCCTCCGTTAATAGTAATAGATGATCCTTCATTGGAAATAAGCATTGATTGAACAAATCCTGATGTTTGGACTAATCCATAATCATTATTTGGAATATCTTGTGTTGCTATCCCAATAAATCCCGGCATATCACCGGCTGCATCTGCTATAACAGCAGAAATACCATCACATGAAGCTGTCGTTGGTTTAATAGAAACTGCACGACCAGTTGTGATTGTTGCGCCCTGTACGTTTAATACAGTACGAAACACATTTTCTGCGCCTTCACGATTTAATTTTTTGAACATCATAGTTTATATCGCCTCCTTTTTCACCTTATATTTTGTTCAGGTTCCTTTACTGATATAGATAGCTCTATCGTTTTATTAGGAGGTCTATTCCGGCGAAGCGGTGTACTCCACCGGAATAAACACTTTTATTTACATTACGCTGTTCTTCCAACAAGCGCACCATGCGCTTTTCTTCGATCACAGGTAAGATTACCCATCCATAGAATCTGTGCAACTCGTGCATCTTGGTTCTCTGGTTTCACGAACGGTGTCACTTTGAAATTCGCATCCGCATGGACAACGAGTTTCATGTGGTCAAGATTCAAGAAATACATGTATGTTGATGGACATAATTCATCCCATACAATAGGTACTCCCTTGAAAGCAAGGGCTTGAATACCTGCATCTCCAAGTTTCTTTACTCCTTCAACATTCATTTGCATTGATCCTGCAACTTGAGAAGAAGATACATAAGTAAGTAAAGATTCATACTTCTCAAACAATGTTTGGGTTGTAACGATAAAATTTGGATGATCTTTTCCACCTTTACTACAAGTGTTAAAGGTTGTTCTCATATCCGCAGCTGTTAAAGCTGTTGACGAACTTGAGTAATAACCAGCAGTCCACCAATCGTAGGTTGTTCCACTAATTCCACCGTAAGTTCCGGAACTTAAAACCATAGCTCTAAGACCGGTAAGGTCTTTGCTGCTATTGCCTGTTCCATCAGAAAAAAGTCCGGTTCCAAGAGATTCAGATAAACTCATCCGAGCCTGTTTGGTTTTTGCATCCAACAGGTCAATGAGTTTACACTTGTTCCCATTGTTTTTCCGTTCCTCTTCACCAGAAATGGTAATAGAAACAGAATATTGTTTCCCAATTTGTTATCGTAGGTTTTCTATTTCCTACATCTTGATATTCCTATCAAGTTCAGGTCATATCTTCACAATGTTTTATTGTGCGGGGCACTTATGGATATTATTGTTTTCTCAATCCTGACCGTTGAGCCTTCCATGAGCCTTGCGTAATCTCATGGCTTGGTTGCTGATTATCTGTTCTAGACGTTCCAGCAGTTCACCCCGATTCATTAGGTTTTCTTTGCCTAATAAGTCGTAGACCGTATGTGGGAGTTAATCGATGGCATTTTATACATAATGTTCTTCCATTATTTATATCAAATCTTAATTTCGGATATTCCGAAAATGGTTTGATATGGTCTGGATGTAATCTTCCACCTTTTTCTCCACATATTTGACAAGTAAAATTATCTCTTTCAAATACCAATTTTCTCCATTTTCTCCAAATTGATGAGTTTTTTATAATCTTTTCCTTTTCTGAAGTTCCGCCTTTCCAATTTGGATTATTTTCTCCTGTCCATGATTTTTTACGGTATATCTTAAAAGATTCTGGTTTTATTTTGGGCATAATTCCTTTTGTACCTTTATTCCAGGGTATTGAACCCTTTTTGAATCCACCATTTGGATTCAGATTCAAATGTAAACCTTTATTCCAAGGAATATGACCTTTTATAAATACCATATATTTTTATTATACTTGTTGTCTATTGACTTGTAAATGTGCAAACGTTTTTCTACGCAAAACAAAAATTTCCTAATGACCAGTCCTCATTTGAGGGTAAGTTAAACTCTGCTGCATCAATTCCAGCTTGTGGTGTCGTATCAAGAGAATCATATCCTGAATACGAACCTGCAGTTGTATTTTTTGCATACATAAGTGGTTGTACGATTCTTTCTCCGCCTGTTTCTTCCTTAACGGCTCCTTTTTCCTTCAACATGAAAAATGTTGCATTTGACTTGAAGATTTGATCTACAAGGTTTGTGCGGTAATTTTTCAATGTCGTGGAAAGAAGTGCGCCGACATTTACGTCTGCCATAATCTTTTCACCTCATTTCTATAATTAAATTTTTAATATTATTGTGCCAATTCTTCTTCCGCCATTTGTGCTGCTTCTTGCATCGTTAATGCAACTTTCTTTGTTCCAGCAGAATATGGAGAACCATTTTTCTCTGGTACAACCATCCGTTTGCTTTTTGCTTTCTCGTTCATTTCGGAAAGGACTTTATTTCGCATTGATTCCTCATATACTTTATGCCGTGCTATTCCGTCTTGTGTTGCCTGAACAGCACTTTTCTTTCCTGCTAAATAGTCCTTATCCTGTGCAACGTATCCAGCAATGATAGCTGCAAACTCTTGGTCATTTGTTAACCGAGGGTCTACTGCCTCTGCTGACTGAAAATCCCTCTCACGAGCAATTTCCTGTCGCATTTCTGCTAACGTCTGTTGTTTCACCCACTCTGCATATTCTTTTGGGTCTTCCGGTATCTGTTCTTCTTGCGGTACTTCAGGATTTTCCGGTTGTGCCTGTTGTTGCATCCATGCTTCATATTTTTTCCGCATTTCTGCAACTTCCTGCGTTTTCCGGGTATAGTCCTGTTGGCGCATGAATCCAGATTTTATCTGCGCTTTTAAGTTCGCATCCAGTCCATCCAACTTTTCAAGAACTTCAAGTGGGTCAGCACTTGTCGGTTGAGATTGTGGGGTAACTTTTGGTTGAACCTCAATGGTTTCCTCTCCGTTACCTTCATTGTTAATGTCCGATACCTCGGCACTTGTTTCCGTTGCTGCTTCCGTAGCACCGGAAGATGTATCAGTATCCATAGATTGTTGATGAATGGACAACAGAGTGTTAGTTTACATAACTAATTCCGTGACTTGTTCATCACCTCTATTATTAGAATAACAAATAAAAGAAAGATTTATAAGTAAGGTACAATTTTTCCGTTCTTTAAGAAGTTGATTCCCCACACAATTCGTTTTCCATCACCGCACTTTTGACATTGAACATTATTTCCATCTTCAAGAAGTTGATACTTATGGTCACATCTATCCCAATTGGAAACTTTATGCATTTTGTAGCTTTTAATGGAAGATTCACCGGTTTTGCTATTCACCCATTCCTGCCATTCCCCTTTTCCACCTTTGTATTCCCAATCACCAATTTTTTTCGGTTCCATATTATTTCCACGTTACACCATAATTTTTCCATCCATGCCATCTGCTCCACGGAGCTTGTCCTGTCAAATCTTCCTGCCGTCTTGTTATCTTTGCCATTTCCAAGTTCTTAATTGCATCCAACATATCCGTATATTTTTGTAATCCAATTCTATTCATTGTATTCGGCATACGATTCCTATAATCATCAAAGGTTGCGCTATTATTCTGCATTAAACCATAATCACGACTTCCGTCATTATTTATTCCACTAATAGCATTTGGGTCATGATGTGATTCAAAATTAGCAACAAGTGCTGCCGGTGTTGCTTCTCCTGTTTTATCAAACTTTTCCATATACAATTGCGCTATTTCAGGACTGGGTTGCGTTACATAATTCCCTTCCGGAATATTCGCATATTTCTGATAATCCATTTTATGAACATAAGGAGTTGGAGAAGGAGTTGGAGTTGGTGTAGTAAATCGCATAACTACATCTGGTTTAGGAGGGATTGGAGATAAAGATGGAAGGATATTTAATCTTCGTAATAGATTCTGAAACATAGATTATACTCCTTGCGGTCCTTTTGCTACGCCTTGCTGTTTATATGCTGCTCCGGTCTGTGCTGCTATTTGCGTATTATCAGACTTCATTGTCTTTTGCGCCGCATCAACGGGATTTTGTGTTCCCGGTCTACCTTCCTGTCCACCTTGTGCCTGTTGTTGCATTGTTACCTGACCATACATGACTGCAAGTTGTTGTGCTTGTTCCGGTTGTAATACTCCTGATTGCACAAGAGATTCCAATGATGCAAGGACTGTTTCCGGAGAAACTACTCCTGACAAAAACTGTTCTGCATCTTTATATCCAAATCCGACTTTCATTACATGCTTTACTAATTCCTCATGGTTTATACCCGGATCTTCTTTCATTTCCCGATAAAGAGCTATTGCCTGTGCAGCAATTGTTTCCTTATTCTCATTCATACTTTCCACATCCATTTCTATATCATATTCCTCTCCTAGATTTTTCAGATTTTCAATATATCCATTTTGTTCGATTTCTGCCGGGTCCATATCCGTTATCTTTGCAAATACCGTTATATCCCAATTAAAGGCACAGAGTGGGAGAAGGTTCTTTGCAAGGGCTTTCATAAACTCACCCATCTTCTGTTTCTTTCGTTGGATTTTTTTATTGGATGCTTCCGCAAAAATCTTTTGTCCTGTTGCCGTATCAACCGTATTGGATGAACTTGCACGGGAAATATCCAACATGCTGGATGCCATTTGAATATCCTGTCGTGACTGTTCCAATGCAGTCATAATGGTTTCCGGAACAGGTGGTGGTGTAATATATTGAGGAGGTTGTTGACTTGTTCCACGCATAAGTGTAAAGTCTTTTGGATTTTTCAGTTTCTTTTCATCACATTCAATCGTACTTGGAACCCATATCTTTACTCCTTGTTTATCCCGTAAATCCATAACTCTGCTTCTACCCAATGAAATATCATGTTCCAATTCCCGCATGACTTTTGGTTCACCGAAACGGATAAAGGTAGTCGGAAGTCCGTAATTACCTATCTGAAGATATGGTTTTTTTGCCATTTCTTCCGGTTCTTTTATGATTTCTTTTTTTGTAAACACGACATAATAGACTTTTTGTGCGTTCCATTTTTCTTTTAACTCTGCTTTTTTAATAAACTCTTTTGGAAGCGTACCGCAGTATTCAAATACGTCCACTCTATCCAAATCTGCTGTTTCCAGCGTTTTATCGTTTTTCAAGGAATCATCTGCAGAACCATCAATTTCCGAAAGATTAAGTTTGGAAATGCTTTCTTCTGATGGTTTCTTTCCATAATCTTCCAGTACCTGTTCAGGAGAGATAGTCCGTTTACAGATAATATAGGGAATTTCATTTTCTTCATCATCTAATACAAACTTGGATTCCGGAGAATAATAGATTTCTTTGTAATTATAACTTCTAACATATGGTAAATCCTTTATGGGAACTTGGACTTTCTGAATAACGACTTGTGTAACCGGTTGTCCTGTTTCATCTAATACCGGTGTTCCGTCACTATTGGTTATAGGCTGTTCCTGTTTTTCTTCTACTTCTTCAAGTACCTGTGTCCATCCATATTTCACCGTTCCAATTCCGGTAATAACCATGTTATAACCGACTTCTTCCAATTTATCCACAAGATGTGTCCGTTCTTTAATGTAATCCCAAATCTTTCCCGTAAACTCCGTAAATGGTCTATCTTCTTTTCCCCGTTGTTTCATGATAACGTCCGGAATCCGGTCAAAGGAGGAAGGGATAATCTGTTCTACCGTTGAGAAGATATAGGGTATCTGCATTGCATTAGATATATCCGGTAGTTTCTCGGAAGTAATAGTTTCGATATTATAATCGTTAATCCATTTCTTTACGTCATCACGCCATCGTTTCAAAAACCTATCGGATAGTTTTACCCGTGTATTTAATAGTTGCAGAAAATCATCCTTTTTTTCCATAGTGGTATCTCCAATACTTTTACTGTACTACATCCTGCTAAAAATTATAAGAGATTTTGTTTTCGCAGATTGCGTAAATACTCTAATATATTCTTTATTTTTTGACAGATTGCCTCCTGTGTTACACCGAGCATGAATCCAATATCTTCCTGTGGCATACCTGCTTCTTCCCATGCAATGAATATCAACCGGTCCTGATCCGTTTTCATCATCTTATAAATCTTTAACAGTTCTAGCCGGGCCCATGCCTTTTCATTCTCGGTATATCCGTCGGCTGGTTCTTGAATAATGGACAGCATATTATTTTAATAGTTGAATCAGTGAATATTGTATGAGTGCCGATACTTCATCCGGGCGCATGGCAGCATTAACTTCACAGACATATTTGCCTTTAAAGTAAATATCAAGAAACTCCGGTATTTGTCCGGACTTTTGACCATAAATAAATCTATCCTCCCGTGGTCTATATTTTCGGATATTGCTTTCCACGCCAAACATATACCAATCCCGGAACTCTGATTTTATGACATGAATTACCCCCTTCTCAAAATCAGACGGATTGATCCGTGGTCGTAAGTCGCTTATCATAATGTTCCCACATATCCTTTCCTTGCCCGTTCTTCCAATCCTTTATTCAGCCAATATTGAAATGAGTTTTGTGGAATACCAACAGTTGGTACTTTATTGATAATCGGTTTTGTCATCAAAGCGTAACGAAGTGCATCCAATCCATGGTCTTCCCCTTTTGTATCCAAATCTTCTACATCTTTCATATCATGGATTGCTCCGGGTATTGTTTCAATCATATAGGTACAGGTATCAAAAAATTTTAAAAGCGGTTCCTTATTTTCCGTATAATGAAGATAACTGTGAATAAGACTCCATCCTGCTAATCTATTATTATCTCCTTTAATGATAATTAAACCATTTTGTATCAGCCGGTAGGCTATGGATTCTCCCCGTTCATATTGAGTAATCGACCAGAGTTTTGGATCTGCAACGGAATACTTGATATTCTCGTCTTCCGATAACCGGAGAACTTTATTTGCTAACATAGAATCAGTATGTTCTGTCACGACTAATTCCCGGTACACATATCCCTGTCCTTTTTCATCAAAGGCAATCCAGACAACGGCAGAAGGTTCTGTATATCCCCAGTCCAGTCCGATAATCCGTGTCCACCACGGAGGGATTTTAAATGGTTTAATAACATGCTTATCATACCGCCATTCTGCAAAGTATTGTCCTTTGAGAATATCCCAATCTCCTTCAAGCAGAGCCTTCCTGTCATCCGAATCCAATTTCATCAGATTTTTTACATAAGATTCATCCTTCATCAGATATTCATTGTCTGATAATCGGGATGGAATATATACAGTAGTATAACTTGATCCTGTTTCTTTATCCGTCCGTAGTATTTCTTTTCCGGGTATCACATCTGAAATAAACCGTTGTTTTACCCATTCATGTCCGATATTGCCCGGATTGGATGCAGATTTCACTTGTGTCTTAATTCCTTTTGTAGAACGCAAACGGGAAAGAAGATAAATATATTGAAACTTGTTGAAATGTGTGAGTTCATCAAAATAAATCCTGTCATATTGTGCGGATTGGAATTGATAGACATCTGTATCATACAGACAATAGTTAAACTCTAAAATAGAGGCTGTATCCTTGAAATAATACCGGTGTTCTTTTTTGTTGTATCCGCCCCAACTCGCCGGAATAACACGAAGTGCCTCCAAAATAACGGATTTTTCCAGTTCCGGATAGGTACGGCGGAAAATGGAAACCGTGACATTTTTATGATTCAGACAAAAGAAGATTGCATCCCAGAGAATTGCAAAGGATTTTCCACCACCGACTGCTCCACCAAAAAATACTTCATCAGCAGTTGCCTGATGGAACTGTATTTGCTTTGAAGAAGCAATATATCGTTCAACTGCCTTCATGTATCTTATCATATCATACTATTTCACGATAGTGCATAGATAGCGTATTTGTATCCTCTTTTTTTCTATTGACAGCAGTATTGTAGTAATTTCTTGACGAGTATGGTATACTATGGTATGGGACCCGAAAAGCAATACATTCCTTTATGGATTCCATGTTGCTAGAAGAATAAAAAAGTATTTTTTGTTTTTCTACCAATATGGATACTCCAATACAAGATTCTCTGTCACCGGAGACAACACTACCGGCAACAACACCAAAACGGGATGAACTGCCGAATCCTCTCAAATCGCTTCTTCCCCGGCAACGGAGATTTCTTAAAGAATTTTTGAAAACACAAGACAGAACAAGTGCATGGATGAAGGTATATCGATGTAAAGCACGGGAATCAGCACTTGTTGCCAGTAACCGGTTTCTCCATCAACATCCGGACGTTGTGGATTGGCTGTATCAACTCTCCGGTCTTGGCGACGATGATTTTGCACGGGTTATCCGGGAAGGAATGGGAGCAAATAAATCACTTTTTTATCAAAGACGGCAATATATTGAACCGGACCATTATGCAAGGTTCAAGGCGGTTGAATTAGGATTAAAGGTCAGGGGAAAAGATGCACCACAGAATAAAGGAAACCAGATGAATATCCAAATCATTAACGATTCCACGCACGGCGTTTTTAAAATTATTGAGAATGTTGAAAACGAATAATATGACACTAAAAAGCAGAGTAAAACAATCCAAACGCTATTCTTCTTATACCCCTTGACACGATGTGCTATACTTATAGGTAGAAATAGAACAGTTTTAGTAACCCTCACAGGGTACGGTTTCAAACTAAAACTGTACCGTACTCGGTGAGGGTTTTTAATTGCACATTACTATTTTTTATAGATCCATAGTCAAAAAAGACTTTAACATTATGGCATGTGCAACATCATGGGACGATAGCTGACCCCCCATAGGCATTGAGATACGTTGCCGATTATACAGAATCAAAAAATAATCAGAAGTTGAATTAAAAATTCTTCTTTTCTTTTACCCTTTTCTTTTCTTCTTTTCCTTATTGAAACCTAGATGGAACCAATCCTATAGGAATGGGTTAAACTGAAGACTTGAAAATACCGGAGTATGGATTGGTGATACTAAATAGGTACTATACAATACATACAGTAATTCTAAGAAGAAAGGGTTATACTCAATATAACCAATACTCTTACTATCAATAGAGTCTTAGTAGCATCATACAGTCTATACAGTCTACCATGTACCAATTAAGAGAAAGAATTATAGAGGCTGTACTGTATGGACTAGAGAAGATCCCGGGTGAAAGAGAAAAGAGGATGGGGGGGAGAGATATACAAAATCCTACAAAATCCTACAATTTCCCTCTATTCTCCTGTACTTTTCCTATATTTCTATTTGTATTTCATGAACAATAAGTAACAGTTTGGGTAATAATTAGCGATAATATTGTGCGACTTCTAAACAAAATCAATCCATAGTCTTACAGGTTTGGGACATTGTTTTGCTAGTATTGGGTATTTTCAAAAAAGATCCGGGAAAAATCAAGTCATGGAAAAAACATCACATTTAGAGCATTAGGACAATCTCCGTATTCATGCCATACTTGACAGCAGAATTATATTATTGTAGTATTATAGTTGGTAGTAAGAATTGCTAATAAAGGGGGGAATATATGAAGCTATACAAGACAACGGAAAAATTGAGCAGTCCGAATTATCCTTACGGGTATTCTATGCGGACCATAAAGTATGACTGGATAGAGTTCAAGGATGGAAAGGGCTTCCGGCATGTATCCATGACGATCAACCCAAAGACCGGTAAGGAAAACAAGCCAAAAGCCGGTACCTATTGCGACATGATGGTACTGGGAAAAGATGAAACAACCAATTATACCCATAGCAAAGCATGGAGCTTTTACGCTGATGAGGACATAGATGGCATTATTACATTTTTAAGCGATCCGGACAATTTCGCACTCTTTACACCGGAGCAGATAGCGTACCTATACAGGCGCATGATCGTCTGGTGCAAAACGTCAATAGTAGCTCAATGCCAATACTGCGGAAGCGATCCGGATGACCTTTTTCCCTTGTTCAAACCACAAATTGAAATCTTAGTCAGGGGATTAAAAAATGGCGGTAATGAGTTTATGTGTCTTACGTTTGACTGGAAAAAAATCAATAGTTACAAGGTAGAAGGGTATCAACCATTCAAAGTGGTTAACTATGGCATAAAAAGGAGTAATGCATGAGCAATCAACAAAATGACATCATCAATGAAGACCGGGCCGAGTATATGGCAGAACTCCAAGCAGATATGGAAAACGACGCAATGGATAACGCCAAGCGGTGCGATTGCGGGGGATGGATGCAACTGACCACAGAAAGCACAGCGGACCATAAAATCGTAACAATCTATATTTGCCAAGATTGTGGCGCAACAGAGGAGGAAATATGACAAACATTTACGATTGGGACTATCTAAAAAGCACCTTGTATCTCTTACAGGCAGAAGCTAACGATTTGAGCACATGGGATGCACACAATGGCGATATTCTGAATGAGGAACAAGACGAATTACAAAAAATAATAACAAAAATTAAGAAAAGGATGGTCTATGAATAAACGAATGATTGACTACAACAATAGACTCAATTTTGTCTTACAAAAAGGATTGCGGGACGCCATGAAATACGAAGCAATAGGAGAAATAGACACCGCACATGCGATCATTGCCCTTACAAGTCGGATTGTA